GGAGTTCAGTACAAGGCTGCTGGAATGTACGTTGCGTACATCCACCCAGAAGTTTCTTCTGACCTACGCACAGAGACAGGTAACAACGTATGGCGTACTCCACACGAGTACCAAAACGCTGCTCCACTTTACGGCGGAGAGACAGGCGCATGGGAAGGCGTTCGCTTCATTGAGACAGCAAACGCAACTTCTTCACAGTCAGGTACAGGCGCAGGTGGTTCACAGACACGTGTATTCAACACATACGTAGTCGGAGCACAGGCTCTTGCTGAGGCTGTCTGGAAGGAACCAGGCATGGAAGTTGGAGTGGTCCAGGACCGCTTTAACCGTTTCAACCCAGTCGGTTGGTACGGAATCATCAACTGGTCTCTATACCGTACACCAGCATTGGTACGTATCGAGTCAGCGGCTTCAGGTCGCCCAACAGCATAACAATAGTTATACGGGTAGGCAGGGGCTTTTGTCCCTGCCTATCAGTAACCCTATTGGAGGAACTATGGCTTACATATTTAGAACACCAACAATCCTAGAGGAAATGGATGGCGAATACCATCCACTGTTTTCTAGAATCAAGATTCAAAAAGGAATCACAGTTCTTAAGAACGGCTCTGTCTATACAGAAAGACGTTATCCATCCTCTGAGGAATGGGTTGCAGCAGATATTGCTTACCTAGGTGGCATTGACTATGAGGTAGATGCTACAGAGAAAGCAGCCCTTGAGGCTGCTGGTTACACAGTGGAGACGGTATGAGACACAGATTAGACCACCCAGAAGATGTAGAAGGTTGCTTTGGTTGCAAAGTATTAGGACTGCAACTTAGCCCAGGAGATGCATCATCTCAAAAGGTTATGAGCAATAAGAAGTGGGATGGAGAATTGAACGCCTATCGTGCTGCTAGAGCACAGGGTATTCAACCAGAAGGTACAAGCATGGCTGCAGTACAGCGTGCAGTAAAAGCCTCTGAGGCAATGGGTAAGGCGTATGACGCAGATACTATGACTAGTGCTCGTTATATTAATAATAAGTCAGCAACAACACTAAAAGAAGCGGGAGCAATATAATGCCAATGGTAGGAGACAAAAAGTTCCCATACACACCAGCAGGTAAGAAGGCAGCAAAGATGTATGCCAAGGCTGAGGGTATGGAAGAAAAGGCAATGATGATGGGTGCCAAGAAGAAGGCAGTCAAAAAGGCCGTTAAGAAGAAGGTTGTTAAGAAGGCAGTTAAGAAGGCTGTTGCCAAGCGTGGCGGATTGTTTGGTGGAATGTAATTATGGACGACCGTAAGTATACAACTACTAAAAATGCCAAGAAAAAAGTAAACCAAATGTCAGAAAAGATTCTAAAAGATTTTGGATTTAATTCTTCAACAACTAAGGCTGCACCAAAAAAGCCAGCACCAAAAAAGCCAGTTACTCCACGCAAACCAAACACTTCAGTCCGTAAGCCAATGGCTGCACCATCACCAACACGTAGGTCTGGATTAACGGTTGTATTGCCAAATGGCAGCACAGTTGGACTGCGTGACCTTGGTAAGGTCAAGCCAACTCCTAAGCCTACGCCAAAGACCACACCTAAAACAACAAAGATGACTCCGCAAGATGCAGCATCAAAGAAACTTATTAAGCAAAAGTATGGTTGGTAAGTAATTGCCAATTAGAAAACCAGGCAGATGTTATTTATGTGGTAAAGCACATAATAAGTGTAAGTGCTAAGAGGATAAATACAGATGAAAAAAGATTCTAGATTAACCCGTGCTGGTGTATCAGGCTACAACAAGCCTAAGCGTACGCCGAACCACCCAAAGAAGTCACACGTAGTTGTGGCTAAAGAAGGAACTACGGTTAAAACTATTCGTTTTGGCCAGCAGGGTGTATCTGGTTCTCCAAAGAAGGCTGGTGAGTCTGCATCATATGCAGCACGCCGTAAGTCTTTCAAAGCAAGACATGCTAAGAATATTTCCAAAGGCAAACTAAGTGCAGCCTACTGGGCAGATAAGGTGAAGTGGTAATGGGTATCCTACTTAATGATTTAACAGACGAGGTTTTGATTAACCTTGCTGGTTACACGCTTCAACAGGATAAGGCTACACACCTTGTAAGTCCTGTATCTACAACTACATCTACGATTGCCGCTCCTACCATTATTAGCGTTGCTGACGCACAACGCCTTGGCTCTGGTATCGTTGAAATTGATGACGAACTACTATGGCTAGATACTGTAGACCGTATTTCAAATACTGGAACAGTATCTCCGTATGGTCGTGGATTTATGGGTTCAACCGCTGCAACACATGTTGCGGGTTCAAAGGTAACAATCTCTCCTACATTCCCTAAGCACGTTGTCAAGCGTGCAATTCAAGACACTATCCGTGCAATGGGTTCTGCCATCTTTGCTGTAAAGCAAACAAGTTTTACATTTAGCAGCACAATTGTAAACACATACGAATTAGATAATAAGAATATTCAGAACATCCTGACTATGCACTGGCAGGATATTGGCTCTAGCGGAGAGTGGATTCGCGTTAAGCGATGGGACTTTGATGCTTTCCCAGACGAAACTACTTGGGGTGCTGGAGCACAGACAGTAACTATTGGTGACAGAATTGCATCAGGCCGTAAGGTAAAGGTTGTATACGCTACAGCCCCTAGCACTTTGTCTACATCATCTACAGATTCATTTACAGCACAGACTGGATTGCCAGAGTCTTGCCGAGACATTGTAATCCTTGGTGCTTCATACCGTTTAATTGCCTATCTAGACCCAGCACGTACTGGCTTGCAGTCACCACAGGCTGATGAAACAGATAACAAGCGTACCTTTGGCTCAGCAACAAATGCATACCGCCAACTCTTTGCCCTTTATAACCAGCGTCTATCAGAGGAAACTCTGTCGCAGCAACAACAATACCCGCCACGAGTTCACTTCAGCCGATAGGAAGATTGAATGCCAACTAGAAAATACTCATCCCGTTCCCAGCAAACAACATTAACTGGAACAGTTTATCCAGGTGATTCTACAATTACTGTCGTATCAGGAAGTGCACTACTTGGTGGTGTTACCCTATCAGCGGGTGAAACATTCACTATTGTAATCAATCCAGATACAGCCCTTGAAGAAATCGTAGATATTTACTCTGCTTTAGGAACTCCAGTATCTGGAAACATTCTAACAATTCAGCGTAACGTTGATGGTTCAACACCTCAACAGCATTCTGCTGGTGCCATTGTTCGACACATGGCAATTGGCCGTGACTACCGTGAATCTAATACTCACATTGAGTCTGTTCGTGCCAACAGCGCAACTGCTCACGGTATCCCACTTAACACAATAGTCCTTACATCGGATACTGGGACAGTACAAAATGGCATGATTGCAAGTAGTGCTATAACTACTGCAAAGATTGCTGACTCAAATGTTACAACTGCAAAGATTGCAGATAGCGCTATTACTTCAGCCAAGATTGCCGACTTTACTATTGCTACAGGTGATATTGCAGATGATGCTATTACAAGCGGTAAGATTGCAACTGGTGCTGTAGGTACAACCAAGATTGATGACCTATCAATCACAGAGGCAAAGATTGCCCCTACTGCAGTAACTACAGGTAAGATTGCAGACTCAGCAATTACTAGCGCAAAGATTGCAGACGGAACAATTGTTGCTGGCGACATTGCGGATGGAACTATTACCTCAGCAAAAATTGCAGATGGAACTATTGTTACTACAGATATTGCTGATAGTGCTATTACTTCGGTTAAGATTGCCGATGGCACTATTGTGGCTAGTGACCTAGCAGACGGAGCGGTTACATCTGCTAAGATTCTAGATGGCACAATTGTCAATGCTGACATCAATGCAACTGCTGCTATTTCTAAGACTAAGTTAGACCTTGGTGGAACTATTACTTCTGCTGACTTGGTTGATGGAACTATCGTTAACGCAGATATTAACGCTGCTGCAGGTATTGCTCTTAGCAAGTTGGCAGTAGACCCATTGGCTCGTGGTAACCACACTGGTACTCAAGCAGCCTCTACTATTTCAGACTTTGATACACAGGTTCGTACATCTCGCTTAGACCAGATGGCAGCACCTACTGCAGCCGTTACTTTAAATGCTCAGAAGATTACAGGACTTGCAGACCCAACTAACGCTCAGGATGCAGTAACCCTTAACTACATTACAACTCAAAAGGGTGCAGTAAATGGTATTGCGGAACTTGATGGAAATGGATTAGTTCCAACTCATCACCTTCCAGCATTAGCAATTTCTGAAACATTTGTTGTGGCTTCACAAGCGGCAATGCTTGCTTTAACTGCACAGGTTGGTGACGTTGCAGTTCGCACAGATGTTAATAAATCTTTCATTCTTACAGCAACACCAGCCTCAACCCTTGCCAACTGGCAGGAATTGCTTACTCCAACAGATGCAGTTCTTTCTGTTGATGGTAGCACTGGTGCAGTAAGCCTATCTGGTACATATCTAAACCGTACAACTGGTCAGTTGCTTGGCGCACTAGATGCTAATTCTTTTAAGGTCACAAACCTAGGAACACCAACAAGCAACGCAGATGCTGCCACTAAAGTGTATGTAGATACAGTTGCTGGTTCTGCTACTGCTGCTGCAGCAAGTGCTGCTGCCGCTGCTACAACCTATGACAACTTTGATGACCGCTATCTTGGCGCTAAGTCATCCGCTCCAACATTAGACAATGATGGCGATGCGCTTATTACTGGTGCTATCTACTGGAACTCAACAACTAATGCAATGTATGCCTGGACAGGTTCTGCGTGGGGTTCAATTTCATCTACTGCAGACATCTTCCGTTACCGCTTTACAGCCTCTGGCGGAGAGACATCAGAATCAGGTCTAGATGACAATGGATTAACCCTTTCCTATATTGTAGGCAAAGAGCAGGTATATCTTAATGGTGTACTGCTTGCTCGTACCTCTGATTACAATGCTACAAATGGTACAAGCATTACAGGACTATCAGCACTGGCTGCTGGAGACATCCTGGAGATTATTACCTTTACCCCATTTGAAGTTGCCAATGTTTTATCTCCTACTTTGTTTGATGCAAAGGGCGACATACTTGTTGCTACTAGCGCAGATACAGCAGGCAAGTTGCCACTAGGAACTAACGGCTACTTCCTCAAGGCTGACTCATCAACTGCAACAGGCTTAACCTGGGGAGCAGTAGACCTATCATCTTATCCAACAACAACAACTGTTGAAGATAATCTAATCATGACCCTTATGGGTGCAATCTAAGAAAGGTAGTAACTAATGGCTACAACATCTAAAGCGCTGTTCCGTGGAGCAGCAACAACAACCACAACTACAACCCTGTATACAGTTCCTGCTGCTACAACAACAGTAGTAAGCAATATTGTTGTATCAAACACTGGCGGTTCTTCTTATACATTTACTTTGTATCTTGATGATGTATTACTTGCCAATACAGTATCAATCGCTGCTAACTCAATTGCAATCTTTGATGTTAAGCAGACACTTGTAGCAACAGACACAATCAAAGGTGGAGCCAGCAATGCTGCTGTAACATTCCACATTTCAGGAGTGGAGATAGCGTAATGGGTATTTCAACATTTCCCGCAGCAACTACTGGTGTTTCAGGTACACCTGTATTAAAGTTAAGCGTACCTTCTATTAACGTTGACTATTCTATTAATAGTACACAGAATGCTTATGATTTAACAACACCGCTACCTGCTGGTACTTATGCAATTACAATAACAGCAAACAATCCATGTGATATTGTGTTTTTAAAAAATACTGGAACTATTGTTAATGCTGGACGAATCTCGGCGGTAAATACAACAACAGTTTTAACAAGTGTTATTGATGTTCCAGCAGGAGAAACAGTTACAAAAATTGTATTTCGCAAGCCATCACGCAAGGCATTTCCATCAACATTTAATGTTGAAATTAATGCAATTACTGACCCTAAATCATTCTATGGTCACTCATTAAAGCAATACAATAATGCCGCTCCATTGCCAACAAACTGGACAACAAGCAACATAAACTTTGGTGGTCCTATGAGACCAGGAAGTATGAAGGTTACTTCAACTAGTACTAAATCATATTTTATGGCTTTTGATGGTACGCTTATAAATAATCCTGTTGCAAGCGGTACTCTTAATTCTAATCTTCAAGATGGAATAAGATTATACGAACTTGATGTCACAACAATGGCTTTGACTCAAAAGGCTACCCCTCAACTTGGAGGAACCATAACAGTTGGTGCTGGATTTACATTCCCTGGTGGTAGCACAAGCCAAAATTTAAGTCATTTTTCTTCTTTAGTACAAAACACATTTCTTGTTGGTACAGATGTTGCATATTTTGTACCTGGTATATCTTATGCAAATTATGTTAGCGGTGGTACTACATACTATTCTATGCGAGCATTTAGAAAAATGAGTATCTATCAATTTTCTACAAATACATGGACAGACCATGATAGTTATCAATACGGTATTGGATATAACATTACAAATTATAGTCCTGCTGTATGTGGAAATAATTTTTATCTTGGACCTATTACTAGATATCTTACTGGAAACTGGGTATCAGGAAATACTAATGCTTGGACTGCTGTTAGCACTGGTCCTTATAGCACTACAATACAGGTGTGGCATTATATGTATAACTATTCAGCATCTGCTTGGCAAACAAGAAATACAACTAGCCTTGATGGTGATGCTGCTAATGGTTACAACGCTGGTAGTGAAACTAAGGTTTATACACCATATGTAAAATGTACAACTAACTATCAATACTCCGTTGGTGGAGCCAGTGGTAATGGAAGAATCTATAATCCAGTTAATGATACACATGTTAGTATTGTTAAAACAGCCACTCCTTCTCTTGTTCCAGATAGTTATGAAGTAAACCCTAATAACTATAATAGTAGTAATATTTATGTTCCTGGCGAACATGCTAGATGGGCACCTCATCCAACTGACCCTAAGTTGGTGTATATAGCACCATTAGATTCTGGTTGGATTTATTTAATGGATACAGAAAAGTATGGACAATATGGAGTGTTTGCTCTTAATACCTTTACAAATGGTTGTTTAACTAGAACAGCATATCCAAATATGAATAATCACTTTTTTGTAACACATGATGGAAAGTTTTACAATGTAATAACTAGCCCTGCTGCTGGTCAAACAGGAACTGTTTCTTACATTGCAGAAATTCAACCAATTCCAGCATCATTAGATACATACTAGGAGAAAACATGTTTACTTATAGCGTAATTGAAAAAGACGGACACCCAGTTGTAGAGATTCTTGATGCAGATGGATACTTAACCGTATTTCAACCGCATCACCCAGAAAAGAATACTCCTTGGGATTCTTTTGAAGATGCTGATGCATGGGGATTAAAGGCTACTGAGGAATATAACGCAGAGCCAAGTCCATTTGCTGATTATGAAATTGTTATGCCACCATTTGAAGAGTCGCCTGCTGCAGAACCAGAGGTGACTGAATGACTAAAGCCCGTGACTTAGCCAACCTTGCTTCAACAGCAACAGTAATGGCTACAGATGCAGAGGTAGCAGCGTCTATTGCTGCTATTCCTGCAGTAGACCCAACCCCAACCGCACTAATGACAATGGGAGCATAACAAATGCCAACAACATATAAAGTACTAGGACAAGTCGCTCCTAGCGCAACAACAGCGACAACACTAGATACAGTACCTAGTGCTACCCAATGCGTGGTATCTACTATTGCTGTATGTAATCGTGCTGCTACGGCAGCAACATACCGTATTGCGGTACGCCCTGCTGCTGCAACCCTGGCTAATGAACATTACATTGCATACGATGCACCACTTGCTGCAAACAACTCAATCTTTATTACTGTGGGTGTAACCCTTGCAGCAACTGATGTTATTACTGTATACGCATCAACTGCTGACTTATCATTCTCAGCATTTGGAACGGAGATTTCATAATGGCTGTATCAAATTTAGTACCTGCTTCTTCAAGCAGTTTATTTTCAAGAATGCAAATTGTAACTAGTACTTCAACTTGGACACATCCAGATGGTGCAAGCGTTTCTAATCCCAAGCCAGTAAAAGTAATTGTAATTAGTGCTGGCGGCGGGGGAGGTTCAGGCAGTGCAACTGGAAACTCAAACCAAGGTCAGGCTGGCGCAGGTGGCGGTGGTGGCGCGTCTGGTATGGTTTCTTGTTTTGATGGATATGTTACAGAAAGCACAAGCATTACTATTGGTGCTGCTGGTGCTGGCGGAACTGCTGTTTCTTCTAGCAGCACAAGTGTAATTGGCAATAATGGAACAGTAGGTGGAAACACTTCTTTTGGCAATCTCGCTACACTTGGTGGTGGCGGTGGCAAAGCAGGTAATCCTGGTAATGATGCTGGCGGCGGTGCTGGCGGTTCAGGCGGTGGTGCTGCAACAAGTAATACAGTAGGACGCAACGGCGGAGCATTTGGATGGTTTGGTGTTGATGTTGCAAATAATACACCGCAAAGTAGGTTGTTATCTGTTCCAAACTTCTTGACAACTACGTCGTATGTTTTGCCAAATGGCAGTGGTGGATTAACTAGTTCTGGTTCTTCTATTACTGGTCTAGGTCAGTGTATGAGATATATTTCAATAAATACAACCAATAACAACGTTACTTGGGGATATGTAGCAGATGATGCTACGCCTTTTATAGCAGGAGGCGGTGCTGGCGGAGGTTCGTTTAGTGGCACAACTGCAGGCTCAAGAGCAGGTGGTACGGGTGGAACTGGAATGATTGGCACAGGTGGAAATGGCGGTGCCGCTGTTGGAGCGGCTAATACATCTACAACAGCAACTAGCGGTAGCGCTGGAACTGGTTATGGCGGTGGCGGTGGTGGCGGTGGTAGTTCTCATAATACTTCAACTACTAATACAAGTATGACTTCTGGCGCTGGTGGCGCTGGAGCACCTGGCGCAGTAATTATTTTTTATTAAGGAGAGACAATGACTAACTACGCAATTATTGAAGATAACAAAGTACTTAACGTAATCGTTGCTGACTCTGCAGAAATTGCTGCTGAGGTAACTGGTAAGGAAGTTGTTGAAGCAACTGATGGACTATGGATTGATTGGACTCGCACTGATGGAGTCTGGTCTGCACCAGTAGAAGAACCAACAGAATAATACTTATCCCTGAGCAAGGATTCAAACTGCTCGCCAATTTTTTTCTGACTTAAGGAGTAACGTGGCTAGAGATATTACCGAGGGCGATAGTAATGTATGGCCTTTAGCAGGCGATGGACTACCTATTGCACGTGGTGTTGCAGACATTGGTGTTGTTGCAACCTCTGCTATCTGGCAGAACACTGACGTAGCCTATGATGTGGCTGTTGGTGGCGTACCGTTTATTCTTGCTACAAACAATGACCGCCCATATACACGTAGAACTGCTCCTTTTAAGAAAGACCAGTTTGATTCTACTAATGAGCCAGGCGAGCAATCGCTAACTGGCTGGTGGATTCGCTCTCAAATCTCATTCCACAATGGCTCAGGCATTAACTTCTTTGACCCCGCTACTAATGATGAGAAGGGTCGTTATCGTTTTGCAGATAGCAAAGGCTTAAACATTTGGGAAAAGGGTGAAGTAACCCTTCTTAAAGACTGCGTTCAGGGGCATGAAACTACTGGTTCTATTCGCCCAAATGGTCGTCCATTCCAAACTATGCGTTCTATTAAATGGAACAATACTAATGGGGTATTGCTTCATGATGAGTATGATGTAGACAAAATTGATGTAACTAATCCAGCAACTCCTATACACTTTATTGACTATAACTCTGGAACAGATGCTCCTGTTTATGCTATCTGCGATGATGGTACTACTGCATACTGGATTACTAATACAGCCACAAAGAAAACTGTATACAAAAAAGCCTTAACTCTTACTTCTTCTACTGCTGGAACAGTAATGTTTGACGAAGTTGGATTAGTTTCTAATGCAACTATGGAGTACATTAAAGACCGTATTGTTATGTGTGCTGACAACAAGGTGTATGAGTTTGCTGCATCAGCAACAGCAATGCCACCAGTTTTGTACACACACCCAGTAACCAGCCATACCTATACCAGTATTACAGCATCAGGCCCAGCGATTTATATCGCTGGCTACAACGGTATCCAATCTACTATCCAGAAGTTTACCCTCACTACAGCAGGTTCAATGCCTAGCCTAACATCGGCATCAGTAGCAGCAGAACTTCCAGTTGGAGAAGTAGTTCATAAGATTTACTACTACCTAGGCTACATGATGATTGGTACAAATAAAGGTATCCGAGTTGCAGTAGTAAATGACCAAGATGGTTCTATTAATTACGGGCCTTTGATTGTTGAAACAAGCCAGCCTTGCTATGACTTTGCTGCACGAAACCACTATGTCTGGTGTGCAACTGGTGTTAATGGTGAGCCTGGAGTTATTCGTATTGACCTATCAACAGAGATAGAAAATCTCCGCTTCGCATGGGCAAACGACCTTAGTGTTGATGGCGTAAATGGATATCAAACAACTGGTTGTGCTTTTGCCAATGGTACTGAGCAACTTATGTTCTGTACTGCTGATGATTCTGTTGGCTATGTCTACGCAGAATCTGCAACAGTTCTGCGTACTAGTGGCTATCTAACTACAGGTAAAATTAGATTTGGAACTCTTGAGCCTAAAAACTTTAAGCGTCTTTTGGGACGCGGTAACTTTACATACGGCTCTATGGTTCTAGAAACAGTAGATGCTAACGGCCTTGAGTATGACCACATTACATACAATGCTGCCGTTCCTGGTGTAGAAATTGCTACCTCTACCCCAGCAGCATCACAGGAATACTTGTCCTATAAGTTTATTATGTACCGCGATAACACAACTAATACACTTGGCCCAGTCTTTAAGGGCTATCAGGCAAAGGCAACTATTGCTACGCCACGACAAAGACTTATCAGTTACTACGTGTACTGCTTTGACGAAGAGACTGATAGAAATAATGTACGTACTGGTTACTCAGGAAGAGCGCATGAGCGCATCTTGGAACTAGAAGAGATTGAAGAATCAGGAGATGTTGTAACTTGGCAGGATTTAAACACAGGTGAAAACAGACAGGTTCAAATTGAAGGTATCAACTTAGTAAACACAACACCACCAGATAAAAACTCAACAGGGTTTGGTGGTATTCTAGAGATTCTGGTAAGGACAGTATAATGAATGCATCAACTTGGGCTGGCTTAATCGTATCTATTATCGCAATTGTTACAGCATTTGCTGGCTCTGTGCGATGGTTGGTTAAGCATTACTTGTATGAACTTAAGCCAAACTCAGGTTCAAGCCTTAAAGATTCTGTTACTAGACTCGAAGATAAAGTAGAAATCCTGTATCAAATGATGTTACACAAGGGGAGAGAATGACCGATGAAACTTGTCAAGAAAGCCACACCTGCCGCTATTGCTGTCCTACGCCAGGCCACAGCGATAGCACCATTGCGTATGAAAGCCTCAGATGGATTGCTCCCATCGAAGTCGCATATCCTTCAGAATCCAGTCAGTGACCATAATACTGGACTTGCTGTTGACCTAACCCACGATAAGTTGGGTGGCATTGATTGCCAAGATTTATTTGCCAGACTTAGACTAGACAAGCGAGTTAAGTATTTAATCTTTAAAGGCAGAATCTGGTCACAGGATAGGGGCGAACGCCCATATACTGGCAGCAATCCGCACAATAAACACCTACATATTTCTATCAAAGAAGCCCACGCTTCTGACACTAGCCCTTGGTTCCCATGGTTGGGCACACCAAAGGCAATCAACAAGGTCAGAGCAAAGGTTAAACTACTACCGAAGAAGAAGGAAAATAAATGACTAAAGATAAACTAATCGCAATCGCTGCATCATATTTGCGTGCTGCTTTTGCATCTGTCTTAGCATTGTATCTAGCAGGAGTGTCAGACCCTAAAGCATTAGGCTCAGCATTCCTAGCCTCAGTTGCCGCTCCACTCCTAAAGGCGTTAGACCCGAAGGCTACAGAGTTTGGTAAAGGCTCTAAGTAATCCTATTTAAGGGGCCTAGCAGCCCCATAGAGACAAGAAACCCCCAGAACTGGTGTCTACATGCCAGAACTGGGGGTCTTTTGTCATTTACGCAGTGCATTTAGGATGTCTTCAACCTTCACAAGGTAACCCTTGCTGGGGTTGGGAGGTATGTTGCAGGTAATGGCTCTTCCCCTTGCCGTTACTACCTGCTTCAGCACCTCCGTTGGTACCAATAAGGTTGCCCCCTCCAGCACGAAGGCCCAATACTGTGCCTTAGTACTGGACAATCCTGATAGATACCAATTCTCATTGTTGTGTGACCAGCAAACTGTCTCGATGTATAAGTTGCCAGTCTCTTTCCATTTCAAATCTGTCTTGACTTCTACTGTAGCACCACCAGTTAGCAGTTGTTCTACTAAGTTCTCGCCTTCGTGACCTACTGCTAGGTCTAAGTCAAAGTCAGATAACTTTGCTGTACTCATGTATCTCCCATGCTAGACCGACTGGTGTAGGAATTATATTTAATTGTTTTCTTAATTGACTTCTGTGTCTAGGTGTAGTTCCTGCCCAATAACCTTGTACTGTATGGCGTAAAGCGTAATCAAAACATTGTTGTTTTACTGGGCATCCTGCGCAGATTCTTTTGAGTAAGTTTGCTTCTCTGTACCCTGGCTCATTGTCTTCGCAGAACCACATCTCTGTGTTAGTACCAGCGCAGGCTGGTGTCTCTGTCCATTGTGGGTAACTCATTAGAACTCAAATGCTAGATACCAGAAACCAAGTTCTACACTGAGAAAGCCTTTACTTAGATTAAAGCCAAGACCAAATCCCATATTACGACCATAGGTAATCCAGTTATTCTTGCCTAGTTTCTTTGCTGCCATCTTATCCTCCTGTTGAATAGAAGCCCGTGCCATTGAACTTAATGGCTGGTGCTGACCATATACGCTGCATAGTTTCACCGCAAGTGCCACATGCTGGTGGAATGTTCTCGTTGGTTTCCTTTACTTCTGTGCAAGCGCTGCACTTAAAGTCATATAGTGGCATTAGAAATCATCCTTGTTCTTTGGGTAAGGGAGTGTGACCATTGAGCCACAGTTAGTGCACTCTCCATCAAGGAAATAAAAGCATAGTTCACCTTCGTCAAACGCAACAAGCGCATGAAATACATCCCCTCCACATACGCAAACATCTCCAATAGGTTCTCCTCGCAAGTCCATAGCACGCGAGTAATCCGTTGGGTGTAGTAACTCTCGGACTTCTTTGACATTATCATTCTCCTGATTCGTCATCATCTACCTCTACTAGAGTATCTTCCTCTGCATATGGCCTATGCCCACCTAGATTTCTAACTAGACTGCCGATTGCACGTTGGACTTTCATCCGTGCACCATCTGCAGTAGTAGATAGTTCATCTGCTAACTGGCTCCACTCAACATTTTCTGCTGAGTATTTGATACGGAGTACATTCTGTTTTGCATCTGATAATCTGTAGTAGGCAGTGGCTATGTCTGAGCGAAGCACTAACCAATTATTGGTATCACTGCTCTCACCTTTAGAGAACTTGTAGTTTAAGTCTTTAATGGCGGTTGGAATCTCATATGATTCTGCAATGATAGATGGCAAGAAGGCTTCGATAACTGACGAGTCATAGTAGTACAGGTCAAGCAGTTCATAGCCAATTTTTCTAGCCTTTTCCTTTTCGCAATACTTAATTGCTGCATTGCGTAAAGACCTGGCTATCAGTTTGTCTTTGTCTTTCTGCTCTAACTCTGACCACTCCTTGTATTTTTGTGGATGAGAAACAAACCACAGCCATAGTACCTGTTGAATATCTGGTTGTTCAGTCATTGGGTACTTGCGGTGGTACTCAGCAGCAAGGGCTTGCACCATTGCCTCGTACTCATCTACATACATTGGTTAGTTAACGCCTTCCCACTGTCCTCTTTGTACCAATAGTCCAATTATTGCATAGTTTGCTAAGTCAATAAAGGAATCCTGTATGGATTCATAGTTGGGCGTGTCGTTGTTTTTGTAGTAAAGATTTTCTAACCGTGCCATCTTGTCGTGCATACGCACAAGCAATCCGTTCATTGCCCCTCCTGGGGCATTGGAGATATTCAACGGGCCATAGTCCGCATGCTTACGTATCATAATAATACGCAGTTCTTTTAGAATATCTTCAAAATCATTCGGGTCTTTCACTAAGTATCTCCTTTGCTTCTGTATCGAACTTATGCATTGCCTCTGCTACTAGCAGTTCCTCAATAGTTTCGTTGCCCTCACCTGATGCTGCTGCAACTATTACTGTGGCTATCATGGTAAGCATTCTGTGTGCCATATCTTGGTCTTTGTAAATCATTTCGGCTACATCTCGTAATGCATTAAGCAGGTCTAGCCCCTGCTTGTCTGATACTGGTAGCCCAAGAATCCGTGGATTGTCTTTAATGAACTCCCATACATCATCTTCATTCGGAACTGAGGCATCTGGCGATTCGCTCATTGATGAAATCTACTCCCTCTTTATGCACGATACTGTTGACATCGTGGCCGTCTGGCATTTGGATAATGTTTACATTGCCTAACTCTTTGCTTATCTTCTTACCAAACTCTAGCCCTGGTGCGTCACCATCTGCTAGTACGATTACTGTATCGAAGTCATCTAGGATTCTTGTATAAAAAGGTTTCCAATTGTTAGCACCTGGAATACCTACTGCTGGGTGATTGGTCTTAACGCTGACTGTTATACAGTCTATCTCTCCTTCTGTCACACAGATATAATCTGATGCAGTAAGTACTACTTGTGCATTAAACATACTGGTCTTAGCACCTGGCATACCCATGTACTTAGGGTCTGCTCCGTTCATTGCTCTGAACCTGATATCTACCACGCCTGATGGCGTGATGTATGGGATGGCTAGTCTATCCATGTACTGCTCATGACCTGGAAGAGCGTCCTTTACTACTCCCAAATGAAATCGCTGCGCCTCTGCGACCGAGAGATTGCGAGTTGCTAGATAGTCTGTTGCCAAATGTATTTGGCTTGCGTACTGGTGAGTCGCCTGCAAGAGAAATTGTCTGTGCGAATTCGATAGCCTCACGATATGTGCCTCCTTCCTTTTCAATAATTAAATCGTAAACATCTCCACCTACACCACAGCCATGACATTTGAATCTGTTCTCATCAAAGTTAATGCCTGCTGATGCATGTCCATCTTCGTGGAATGGGCATTTTATTTTGCGCCAACCGCTGCCCTCTGGAGGCACGGTTGCGCCAATGTATCTGAGGTAGTCTGCAATACTATGCTTCGCGTCCACGCATTGCGTCCTTTATTAAAGCCAACCATACTTTGGCTGGCATGGTGCAATACCATTCGTCAACATCTTTAGTTCCTTTTTTCTTGTGGAGGACAACACCTGTCCAACCTTGGTCGTTAATCATTTCTACTTCTAGTTCTTTTAGCCAAGCACTAAGGTCTAATTTAATATGGTTCTTAACTTCAATCGTTACGCCATTGACTCCTGCTATGTCACCTCTGTCGAGGTGGCTGCCTGCTAGTCTGCGTTCTGCATATGGGAATCCATTTGCTTTTAACCAATTAACTGCTGGGATTTCTCCGCCTTGTGTACCTTTACGCTTGGCTGCACTACTCACATTATTCCCTCTTGTTGGTATCTGACTGCTACATCTTCTAAGTACATAGAGTCTGGGTTAAATGACAGACTAACATAGTTGCTACCTGTTTGGTCTGCTCGCCCGTATCTGTTCTTAACTGGGGCTACACATAAGTATGTGTCATCCCCTTGCTTCATCTGACCAATAGTTAGAACCATTGCTGGAATCTGATTAACCATACCCTGCACTGCACTGCGTGGCTGGCAAGGATAGCCATCGAATCCTTCTTTGGTGTGGTGTAGCACTAGCACTGCTGCGTTGGTATCTCTGGCTAAGTACTTGAGTTCTTTCATAACGGCACGCATTGCACCGAACTCATCGTACCCATCCATTGCTACATCCATAAGATTGTCTACAACAATAAGGGTTGGACTCTTGCCCCACACTGTCTCAAAGGCTGAGACTTCATCATCTAAGTCTTTAAGTGTAGGGCTAGATTCAAACGACCAGAACAAATGATTGTTCAGTTGTAGTATTTCATGTGATTTTGTTGGATTGTTTTTGAGTAACTGTTCTGCTGCTGCTTGTGTCATCTTGCCTGTCATAGCAATCAAACGCATAGCCATTGTATGTGCATTGGTATCTGCTGAAAAGTAAAGTGTAGGATGTTTTGTTTTAGCAGCGATAGCCAATGCAACTGATGACTTACCTGCACCTGGGGTGCCTGCAACTACAGTTACCTCTGCTCTACGCAGAATAATTCCTGCTCGTTCAAACGCCGCAAAAGCGGGTGGCAATGGTTCGCCACCCACCTCTGCTTTGTTTATAGAGCGTCTAAGTGTTTTCACTTAATCTGTTCTGGAACGAATGTGTTCCACTCTGGTGACTGAACCACAACATACTGGTTCTTGCACTTATCAAATGCACCCTTTGGTGCTGGACAGAAGTAACCCTTATAAGGCTTACCATCTTTACCCATACCTTGGATTGCTGTCATCTTACCGTGAGCGCAACCGCGCCCACCAATAGATGCTACTGGTGCTGGCTGTGTATATTCTTGGGCAGGAATTGTTGTTCCTGTTTCAATGATGTTTCCACCTAGTGCTGCTGCAACTGACTGAACCGTTGGTGTTGCTGGTGCTGATGCACCACGCACTGCTGCTTCTAGTTCTTGTGCTGCTGATGCAATTGCTGCAATTGATTGCGCAACTACTTGGTCTAGTTCGTCTCCGCTTTCTGCTCGGACTGTTACTAGAGAACCTGCTGCTGTCTTAACTGTGATACTGATTGGTGCTTCTGTGCTAGGCACTATCTTCTCCTTGCTCGAATGGAGTAGCCAAACCTTTTTGGTCTCGCCACTTTCTTACTTTCATTGCAAACTGTACGCCTTTCCATCCTTCTTTGATGTCAATCCATACTAGTTTGCATGTTCCTGTCCCTGCTGGGGCATGAACAATTATTGCTTTCTCTTTATTGATATCGCCCCACGT